CTTGCCGCTGGCGGTTTTATCGCCGGGCAATGGTGAATAATCGTAAACGGGGGATTTCGCGCGCGCTCTAATGGCGGCCTTACGCCTGCTTGCGGCGCTGCTACTTAAGCCTGCAGTGTACTTCTTCGGTACCTTTGTTTTTTTGGGCATTTTCGCTGCCTCCACCCTACTCATGCCATTGGTCTCATTAAAACCTCAATTTGTCTATGACGATACGTAATAAAAGAGTTGCTCTTGCATAGCCATGCGCTATAATGCACGTACATGCAATAAAGGAGACCCAACAATGCATCTTGAGCAGTATAAAACAACATTTTGGCAGAAAGCACTTCAAGCCATCGGCGCAACACTAGCAATGGCGGTGGTTGCACTTTTCTTTATGTTTGCCCTTTTTAACTTCATGCTGGGCTGTGAAACTTGGGATGAAACGTACTGGACTGAACGCAATAGCTGCATAACACCAGCGCAATTCCTAATGCTCGACTAACCCAACCGAAATTAGGCGCTTCACCCCTTAAACCCCTGCTTTTGCGGGGGTTTTTTATTATGCACCAAAATGCGCGGAGTTGCAAAATAGTGCCAATGGTGCTATAATGCGTTTGTGGCGGGGGTAACCCCAAAGCACGTTCTTTGACAATTTAACCCAACGAAAGGAGCGCTCTATGAGTGACTTTGAACTTAAGGACGGCAAGTTCGTTATTAACGGCCTTGAGGATATTAACCGCTTTATAGCGGAACGGTTTCCCGAAGGTTTAGAAGCCTATCGCAAGAAGGACTTTTTTAATAACGGCGCGTACATTGGTTTTAACCTTTGCCGTTATGCTTACTCCGATGAGCTTGCCGCCGAATGCCACGCACTGCGTGATTGCATAAAAGGCATACAAGGCGCCAGCTACGGCTTTCCGTTTGACCCGCACGTAAAGCGGCACACTGACGATAGCGGTAAAACTTGGTACGAAGTGTACACAGGGTAACCGCATGCAAACCCCCCTTGGCAACTTGGGGGGTTTCTTTTTCTTTGCGCCATTATGCCATTTTGTGCAAAAGGAGTTGTAAAGCGTAGCCAATGGCTATATATTTATTTCACTTAGTAATAACCCAACTGGAGAACCCAACTATGAAACAGCAATTTACACTTACCGAATTAGCGCAGCGTTTGGAAACATTGGAAAACCAAAAGCGTGACTTCGTTTTGGATACCCGCAACCTTGAATACATGGCCGATAGTGATGGCGCTTCACTTATTATTGGCGATGAACAGTTTGGCATTAACGACATTGCACACAGCCAAATCTGCAACAACCTTGGCGTGCCCAAGAAATATTATGACCGCATGCGTGCAGACGCCCCTGCGCTGCTTATGGACAACGTAAACCACTGGCTTCAGCATGAGCCTAGCAAGCGTATGGTTCGCGCCCTTAGCAACGGCACAAACACTGCACGCGCTTGGCTATCAGACCGCTACCGCCGTATCGACAACTACGCTATTGCACACGCTGCCCTGCCAGCCCTTAGCGAGTTGCCAGAGGTGCGCATTGAAAGCACAGCGCTTACCGACAAAAACATGTTTATCAAAGCAATCTTGCCGCAAGTGCAAGCGGAGGTAAACGTGGGTGATGTGGTGCAAGCTGGCATTAGCATCCGCAACTCAGAGGTGGGCCATGGCGCCGTTACCGTGGGCATGTTTGTTTATCGCTTGGTTTGCAAGAACGGTATGACAGTGCCCGGAGCTGGTAGCCGCACAAACCACATTGGCCGCAATATTGAAACCAAGGAAGATGTGTACGAGCTATACAGCGACGAGGCCATGCAAGCTGACGACCAAGCGCTGTTGCTTAAGATACGCGATCTAGTGCGTGCTGCAGCTAACGACCTTAAGTTTAAAGAGGTTGTTGATAAGATGCGCGAAGCCGCAAACAGTAGCCGCATTGCTGACCCTGTAGGTACTGTGGAAGAACTTGGGCGCCGCTTCATTATGCCAGAGCAAGAGCAAAAAGGTATCCTTACCCACTTGATCGAAGGGGGCGACCTAAGCGCTTACGGCTTGCTAAATGCGGTGACACGGTTTAGCCAAGACGTAGACAGCTATGAGCGCGCTACGGAACTAGAGGGCATTGGTGGCCAGATACTTGACCTAAAGCCCGGACAGTGGCGGGAGCTTGCGCACGCTGCCTAATGAACCTACTCACGGAATGGCCCCGCTTCGGCGGGGCTTTTTTTTGGTCGTTTGTGCTTTACCTGTAGTGCCAATGGCTATATAAAGGGGGCATGAAAACAAATTTGCTAGAGATACCTGTGACACCAGAAGACTTCAAAGCTACCATCGAAAAGCTACTAGGCCGCGGTGCGCAGCGGAAGTTTGCCCGTTTTATTGGCCGCGATGATACTACTGTGAGGCGCTGGGTTTCTGGCGCGCGTAAGCTGCCACCAGAAGTGCCGCTAATACTTGCCCTTATGTGGGAGCGCCAGCGTATGGGCTTGCCCCACGATGTAAACGTGGAGCGTGCCATGGGTGAAATTATTAATCAGAATACGGCTGATAACTAGCGCCACCAGTGTAGCGTAGGGGCGCCGCTTCTGGTTCGTCCGTAACTCCAGTATAACGCCCGCTCCACCTATCCCAGCGAAACTTGGCAATGCCGCCAGCGCTGCCACATTCTTTAAACCTAACCTTTAAAACATGCAGCTCCGTAGGCTTGGTTTGGTCTTGCCTATCACGGCTTACGCACCAGCCTAAATCTGCCTTGTTCGCCCAGTGCGCACTACCAGAAATATCGTACAGGCCGGGGATCGGTGTTTCACCATCAACGCTGTTCATTTTGCGCGGGTGCGCAACAACCCACACATGCACCTCGTAGGTTTGGGCAAAGCGCTTAATCTTACTTATCAGATACGAAATAAATTCTGTTTCGCTCATGTTTTGGCTGCGTGTACTTTCGATTTCGTTGTACGGGTCAATAACTAGCCCACGCATGCCAAACTGCCGCACCATGGCCTTAGCCCTATCAATGATCCAATCAATGTTTGGTGGCCTTTTGTCGGGGTCGTCCGCACGTATAAACTGGATGTTGTCGTTAAGATACACCATTGCATCTTGCACCTCGCGTTCGCTTGCCCTGCGAACTGGTGCGTTGTCAGCAAAAAACGGTGCCCCAATTACCTTTTCCGCAAGCTTGGCGATATGAAAGCGCGGCGCGTTCTCAAAAGAACATATGCCAAATTTCCATTTATGGGCTTCGACCATGTTAAGCATTATTGCGTCCATCATTTCTGACTTACCGCTATTGGGTATGCCAGTAACCACGGATATTTCGCCCGGCCGTATTTTCATATGTTCGTCTAGGTTCGGAAACCCTGTGCTTAATGGCTTATCAAATTCGCCCCTGTACAGCTTCCACACTTCTGCAGCGTAATCTTGCACGCTGTGTATATCCTGTATAGGCCAAGGCTCGGCCGCCTCAACGGCTTCTCGCAGCCCATCTACTCCACTGGCAATAAGAACATCGTTCGCATCCTTTAGGTATTGCTCGTCTGTGCCCTTGGGCCAATGCACACGCCAACACTTTTCCCTGCCCAGCCTACGGCTAACTTCCTCCATAAGCGCCTTGCCTACTTCGTCAAAGTCACAGGCCAAAACATAATGGTCAAACTGGTCTAGCCAATCGCCAGCGTGGTTAAGAAAAAGAAACTTATCGCTATCTTCTGCCAGCTTTCCTATGGATTTTGCGCTAATGCCACCACTGGGCACACTAACAACGTTGCGATAACCAGCTTCGTACATGCTAAGCGCATCCATTTCGCCCTCGACAATGTACAGTGTCTTTCCTTCTTCGCACATGTTAAGGCCATAGAAGGTTTGCTCCGCATCTTTTTCTTGCATAAACCGCTTATCGCTTACCGTGCGGTATTTAACGTTAATCAAGTTTTGCTCGAAATCGCGGAAGGGGAAGGCAACCCACCTTCGCTGTTGTCCATCCGTAAACCTATCTTGGGTATATACACCCCAAGCATCCACCGTTTCCTTGCTTATACCACGGCTTTCAAACCAAGCGTAAACACGCGGGTCTAACCCAGCATCTTGCTTTGCTGGCTCTGGCGGCCGCTTGTAAACCTTCTTTTGCTTCTGAAAGCGCCACGTTTCTTCTGGGCGTTCAAACATCCGACTGCCAGTGTGGCCACAGTTGTTTTGCCTATTGCAGTACCAAACGGCACCTTTTTCGTCCAATGTTACGCTTAGGGTTTTGCCCTCGTAACCTTTACTTCCCTTACCGTTACAGTTTGGGCAATTTATCTTGTATGTGCCGGGCGCTGATTTTGGCAGCTTAATGCCATCCTCGCGCTCCAAGGCGTCAAAAAAGTTGGGTTCCATGCTATCCTCATATTGCGGAAACTATCCGCGGTTTTTTATTGCCCTGCGCCACAGAGCCTTTTTTGAAATGATTTCCTAACCAGTTTGAAAGCTTGAAAAACGCTGTTGAGCTATAGCGGAAATCTTCGCTTTCGTGCCCATCCTGTATTCGGGCATGGTAGTATTCATCTGCTTTTTTAGTTTCGGCCAAAATGTCCGCTTCTGCGGCACCCATCTTGGTAAAGTCGCCTAACGTTTTTGTGGTTAGCCGAAACACATCACCCACA